CCCATCTGATAACCCATGCCGAACTTAGCCATAGGATCAACGCCCGACTGGTCGAGTGCCTGCTGCACAATGCCCTGGTCAGTCTGCGCAGTGCCTTGCACTGAAGCCAAGTCCTGCTCTGCCTGCCGCCCGACCACCGCATTGTATGTATCCAGCTCTTTGGCTGAACCCAACTGGGCCTTGTACTCTGCCGAGGGGAACAGGCGCTGCAGAAAATTGGTCTTCTCCATCAATTCCTTCTGAGCTGGGCCATAAGTGCTGATCTCACTGCCAGCCGAGGGTCGGGCTATTGAAGCCTGCCCCTGGTTCTGCATCATTTCAAGCTGTTGCATCGCTGCTAGTGCTTTGTTATTCATGCTCCCCCCGAGACGCTCATCGACGATGCAGACGAGCTGCTATCCATGATGTTATTGCCCAGCAACCCAGACTGCATCTGCAGTGGCAGCCATTGAGCCATCATGGGATTCATACCCATTTGGAATACATTACCAGCACCCTGTATGCCGCCCATTGCAGCCTGATTCTGAAGGCCGCCCATCGCTTGGTTAGCTGCCAGACTTTGCTGGCTCGACTGGTTCAATAGGCTTGCAGCCCCTTGCTGATACGCATCGAGTCCTTCGCCCAGCATCATGCCTTGTGCAACACCATGCCGCCCTGACCCAAAGCCACCAGACTGAACAGCGCCCACGCCTAACTGCTGGTTAGCCAGCCCCATCTGTTTGTTAATGCCTGCGCCTAATGCGTCGAGGTTTTGCATTAGGTAGGGATTGCCACCGCCAACCTGACCCATCGCGCCAAGTCCCTGCATGGCTTGCGAAGTACCTGCAGCAGTCTGCCCCAGTCCACCCATCAAGCCCTGCATCTGGCCGGTTAAGTCTTGGCCCAGAAACCCAATCTCACGGATCATGCCTTGCTGCTGTGGCGCTAGCTGATTTGCCTGCCTCCAGAGCGATGCCTTTTGCTCCATCTGTTGCGCATTTAGCGCGCTCTGGCTCTGTGATTCTGATTTACTTACGCCGCCACTCATTACAACTGCCTCCACATCATGACAGAATGGGGCTTCCACTTGCCCGTCTGCATTATTTTTGCCATGCCCCGCCGGGACAGGCTTGTAATATTCTGTTTGCCGAAAGCCTTTGCCATTGCTGCCAGAGCATCATCAAAGGGGTGTAGCCAATCCTTCATATTGTCGCCCGTCATAGTATGCACGTTTAGGGCCTCCGGCAGTATCTCGATGGTTGACACCATCACCACCTTATCATTCTTTTTAATCACGAGAAACACCGCCTCATGCCGCAGGACTGACCTCAATATCCGCTCGGCATCGTAGCCGTCCACATTGCGACCGATAGCCCGCTCAATATAGGGCTTTACCCAGTGCCATTCAGCTTGTGCATCGTCGCTTATAGTATATATTTCCATCATCCCCTTAGCTCGCTGACCCTGAACAAAGAAAACGCGCCATAGTCAACTTGCAGCGTGTGTGTGCCGCTGTCTACCTTAACCCGCAGATCGACAGAGTCGCCAGCGGACAGTGTGAGCAGGCCGCTAACGTGTGGCGCGTCATCGTGTGAGGCCACAAGGTCGGTGGCTGTGCCGTTGACATGGATCGCGAAGATAAAATGGTTAGACCCTGTTGCCAAAGTCCCGTGGGCCTCGACATAATACACGCCAGCCTCATTGGCAACGATGGCGCTGCTTGCGACACCTGGCGTTACACGCTCAGGCAGTGTCGGGGCTGCAGTGTCCCAAGCTGTGACGAGCTGGTAAGCTGTTGTTATGCTCTGGCTTGCCGGGGTTGCCGCAATTTCGAGGCTGCCGAACGCTGGCAGCACCACAGCATCGGTTAGAGCGTGTTTGAGCTTGCCGAACTCGGCGCGAAGGAACCTGGCAAGCTCTGCATCCACGCTTGGCGGTATGGCTGGGGAGTATCTGTTGTTGAAATCAACCATTAATAGCGGCTCGAGCTGTTATTCAGCTCAACGTCAAAACCCACGAACCCAAGCTCGCCACCATAGGCCTGCCACTGAAAGCTGATATATCTGCCGCTGATAATGGCGTCGATATAGTCCTCAGTCTGCGGATCAAATTGATAGTATGGGCTGTAGCTTATAGCCTCGGTTGGAGTGTCTGTTGCAGCGATGCGGAAGGACAGGGTCGTCGTTGTCGCACTGTTTACCTTGGGCCAGACTCTAACAACTGTTTTATTGTCGGCAGGAATGCCGAAGTCGTAGTATTCCTTTGAAACCCCGAAGAACTGCTCCACGCCATCAACATCAACAGATGCATCCAGATAGTAGACCCATTCCCGATCTGCCATCAGTACGCCATCCTCGGCAGCATTGTAACGCGCTGCATTCCAGACCCCAACCGCATTATCCCAGGTAGTGGTGGCGCTGTCCCAGTCCGTGGTTGATCCTGTGACCGTGACCGTTCCCCAAGCCATATGCCGAGTCTCTCCGATAGAACGCTCCCCGAAGCTCCCGGTTCGCACGTCATAACAGAGTGCAAGGCTTGGGTTCACGACAGGGTCGACCGGATAACAGAACATGATCTCATTGTCTTTAGCGTTAAGAGCAACGAAAGACCTATCAAAATTATCGGCGCTGATCGAGTCAAAGACAGAATTCCTTGTGCGGTCACGGGCGATGCTCTGCAGTGACTGCCCATCGTGGGCGATAATGTCGCCATCGGTCAGGACATAGTGTTTTGCCTCATATTCAGCAACACAGTTTCGCGCCAATATGCCGGAGCTAGCGAATATCTTGCGTGCGCTGAAGACGAAAGTCCCGCCCACATAGTCAAGGATATATGTGCTGTGCTGCTTGTACACCACAAACTGATCGCGCAATGCGCAACCGTCGATAATAGGCACAGGAGTGGCTGATAGCTGCAGGTCGCCTGCATCGTTTGTGCTTGACGGCGTCCATTCTAATGGTATGCCGCCAGGCTCTGCTGCACTCGACCATGCGATCTGATCGGGGAAATTGCCCAATGCCGTGGTGATATTCATTGCAATAAGATGGTACTTAAACGGCCTGATAGCCCCGCAGGTCACGCCAGCAGTCCAACCCGGCAAAGCTGCCATAGGTGTGCCGGTATTACCATCCCAATACCACGGATTAGACTGCCCGTTGTTCAGCACAACGCGGCCATTCAAAACGCCACCAGTCCACTGGTTAGCGCCCACAGGTGCAACCCATGTACCATCTGTTGGCGTAATGTCGAACCATGCGTTAGTGTCTGTAACCAGGATCGAGTCATTGCAAGCCGCGACCCAGTAATTGTTCCCCTCATCAAGCACATTAATTAGGAATTGGGGTCTAGGTGTCCCGGGGTCTGGGAATATCTTCTGCCACCCCATCGACTTCTTGGCATGGCCCAGCTCAAACTGGCAGTTATAGCCCCAGTTATATTCGTCCGGCCCTGTCTCCGCAGGCGGTTTATCAAGGCTTAATGTCTTGGGTCGGAGCTTGATTGTTTTTGTGCTTGCCATCAGGCAGGCTGAACGCTTAGATTCAGGCTTGCATCCTGTATTGCACTGGTTGTAATGCCGCCACTAATGACCATATCGAAAGACACTGTCAAGTAGTCTGCGGCTGATAGGGTAATGCTGCACCCTGCCCCAAGGCCCATCTCTGGGGTCACAGGGGTTGTTCCTCCCCTCTCCTCGTATCCCATAGCACGACCGGCGCTCTGATCGAGACTTGATCCCACAGTATTAAGCCCAATCCCGAGAAAATTTTGCACGTTCTCCGCAGGGCCGATGCCGGAAAGGGTTACGAGAAAATCCGCAGTAAAGTTAAGCGTCACCAAGACATCTGCGGCCGCCGTCAACGTCCACCCGAACCCGCCAGTGCCATCGTTTTTGACAACCGCCAAGCCTGCCGGGATAGTGTTGCTGACCTCAGTGGTAAAATAGGGCTGATCTGTTACCTTGCCAGCATAGCCAGTGTACCTTGCCGACCCTGGCGATGGTGCTGGTGCTGCGGGTGTCTCATTGGCCCAGCCACCAGCACCATAGACAAGGTGATCGCCCACAGCAGGTGGGTCGGGTGAATAGGTCACATCATTCAGTGCATCCAGGTCGTCTGTCGGCTGAATGGCTGTGTTAACAGCGTTAAGCTCTGCGGCTGTCCCAGTGTACTGACCCGTGAATGTAGGGGTGAAGCTGCCTTGTGCGGCTGTGCCATCGCCAACCAGTGCATTCTTGAGCGCCCGCAGCTCGTTATCTCCATCTGAGACGGGATCAGTCCCCGTGGGGCTTAGTGGATTAAGGTCGGTTAAATCACTCATTATGCTGTCCCTATTTGTGGCGCTTCGCCGTATCGTGTTTCCAGTGCCTCTGCGTTTAGCTCTTGGACTTCTGTACTGTAGAAGTCAACCGCCTTTGCTCGCTGGTCAACGTCCTGAATATAGCTGTTTGCCTCAATCAGCGCCCCGTAAATGTACAGGTAGGGGTTGAGCGTCAGGATTGAGTTAGTGTCTGTGTCATTGACAAACATATCAAAGCGCTTGAAGTAGATAATCCTTAACGAAACCGCTGCTGCTGGCTGTATCTCGATACTGTTGCCTATAATGCTATAAGCGATAGGCAGCCCACCAGTGGCTGCAGTGTATTCGTTAAGCTGCGCCCGCCCGACTGATTTCAGGTTATAGCGACGAACTGGGCCGGTATTGCTCAGCTCCCGCATATCCAGAAACCCAGCAGGCAGTGCCGTTGCACCCGTACCCATCACCAGAGTGCTATCCTCAAGCATTCCAGGCACCCGCACATCACGCATAATTCTAGCGTGTGCCAGCTCAATAAAGGTCGGCATCATTGCTGTCAGATCAGCCCGGTGGATGTAGTCAGCAACAGTCTGCTTTAATTCGCCGTAGTTCATTGGATCACCTAAGCAATAGCCAGAGCGGCCATCATAGCCCCTGTCCGAACAGAAAACCCTGCAAAATCTAGGCTGGAGCTTGCGATATAAGACATCCCCCAGGTCTGAGTGCAATTAT